GTCAGCATTTGTGCTTCTTCGACAGAAGCGCGTTCTTGGTTTTCCAGAAGTTGAGCAATTACGCCACGCTTATGAGAATCGGTGATTTGGTCAACGGACTCATGGTTCAGGACGGGTGCCCACTTCTCTTGGAGTTGTTTGATGTTAGACATTTAACTTTTCCTTAGAGTTGTAGTATTAACTAGAATAATCAATTACCAGACCAACGAGCAATTGCATCGACGTACTTATTCATCGAAGCAGAATAGTTGGCGGTTTCTTCTACCAAAGGTTGTGCATCTTCGGTTGGGTCAGCAGTCGTTGACTCTTGAACCTTACGGTTGAAGTACGACGCTTTGATAGTATCGATTTTATTTCTAAAATCTTCTTCACTTTCAAACTCAACACCCTCAGCTAACTTAAACAGCTTCTCTTTTTGAGTCTCTGTGAGACCAGAAGCACATTCATTCACAATCCCATCTCTTACGTAGACGCCAATCTCCTTATGAAGACCAACGTTTGCTTCGATTTGCTCGTTGAGTTTTTGTTCCATTTCATCAATCTGCTCAACCATGCCATCAAGCAGGTTGAACTTCTCTTCAGGAACACCAAAGTTGTGTTCAATGAAAAGGCTCTTTAGACCAGAGAAGAAAGACTCTGCCATTTCGTTCTTAATGCCGTGCTCGATGGCGAGAGCATTCTCTTCCATCCATGTTGCAACAGCATAAGACAGGTAGTCTTCGACCTTCTCGGTCAATTCTGTTTTGAGTTTAACGACTTCTTGGTCGAAAGACGCTTCCAATGCTTCTTGAATGACAGCGACTTCTTCGTTAACACGGGAAGTTACTGCTGCTTCAAAGATTGTGCGTGCTTTGTCTCTAAATTCTTCGGAGAGTTCTTCACCAGCGACAAGAGCGTCAACATCTTCACTAAAGTCGTACTCGGACTCAGTGATTGTTTCTTCTTGGTCACTTTCTGTCTCCTCCATCTTTGCGGATGCGGCGGAAGGCTTAGTCTTAAGGGTCTTGTCACCCTCAGTCTTTACGGGTGCTGCAGCTGCAGACCCCAGGTTCTTAGTACCCTTAGCTCCTTCCATAGAATCAGAGTCACTACCGCCGATGCTGGTATGATTAGCACCCGACGAATCCATTTTCTCAGCGGGCTTAGCGCCCTTTTTGATTGCGGCAACACCTGTAGCGGCTTCTTCTGAAACTGCTTCTTCGGACATGTGTGCCTCAAACTCTTTGTCAAGGGTTTCGGACATTTTGGTCTCTCCGTTAGATAGCATTAGCTTTTCTATGATTATTTATACATTACAAACTTTGTAGGAATGACTTGAACGCGGAAATCTTGCGCTCCTGAAGGTTGATTAAAGTTGCTTCATCAAGTTCTTGTTTGATTTTTGCAACTTGTGCTTCCTTCAGGATGCCGTTATCCCACACCCATTCCCTTCCTTCCATAATTCCCTCAACAAATGCATCAGGAGCAGAAGGGTCAGCAACGATGTCTGCAGCCGTTGCCAACATGAAGTCTTCACCGACAATAGAGACACCCTCTTTCGTGGAGATGGAACCCATTCCACGGGAGGACACGCCAAGTTTTACACCTTCATCAAGGAGATTCTTGGCGATTTTTCCCATAGGGGTCTCAAGAATCTTCGCTCTGCCGATGAAGTTATTACCTTCTTGCTTGAGCGATGTAATTTTGTGTGAAACGCGGTCGAGGTTCAGAGTTGGACCATCGGGATGACCCAGTTCTCCAAGTGCGCGACCTTTGCTGATAAAGTTCTCATCATATTTAGCAACTTCCCGAGCAAGTACATTTACAGGGTACATGCGGTTGTTGCGGTTGGTGATTTCACCCTGCAGGAAAATGCCCTCAATAAAATGAGATTTCTTACCTTCGTTCTCTTCAGTAATAAATTGAACGTCTGTAATTTCTTCAGCTATAAGTTTCATCGGTTGGTTCCTCTGTTTCTTGTTCCTCAGGTTCAGTACCTGGGATGTCGGTATTATCAGGCAGTTCGTCCGTCAACTCGTCTGCAACTGCTTGCGCGGTTTGGTCGAGATTAAATCCCCACTCCCCTGCAAACTCAACCTTCTTTTGCTGTACAGCGTCGAAAGCTTTCTGTTGCATCACATCGGTAGCGCGTTGCAAAGTTGCTACACGATTATCATCAAAAATTGCATCAACGATATCGGCGGCAGAAAAGGTGGGTTCTTCAACACCACCTTCTACCTGACTATCATCAACATCATTATTAAGCTCTGTGTCACTCATTACAAAACCAGTCGAACTATAATATATTTATAGACTTAGAATTCCGCCATTCTGCGGTCTTCTTCATCAACGTCCTCTTCAGGGTTAGGTTCCGCAGCAGGTGCTTCTGCCTCAGGTGCCATTCCCATCATTGGGTCTTCCATTGCAGCAGGGTCTTGAATAATCCCTTCTTCAATTTCGCGTTGAATCTGTTCGTCAATTTCTTCAAACTCTCCGTCAGTCTGCTTCAGAATTTGCTTCCGCAGATATTCAACAGAGAAGTACTTACCAACGTAGGGGTCAAGTTGATTGACAACACCCATACGCTCGTTCATGATTTCGATTTGCTTCAGTTCGTTATAGTACGAGTCCGCAACATAGTCGAACTGAATCTGTTCCTTCATCTCATCCCAGTCTTCAATCGATACGATACCTTTCAGTACCAACTGAGTCTTGAGAAGGTCAAGGAACAATTCTGAGAAACGCTTACGGAGACGGGCGATGAACTTCTGGAACTTAACTTCATCGCGGGTAATTTCCGCAGCACGACCAATGTTAAAAGTGTTCTCAGTTTCAATTCTACTTACAGGAACGTTAAGTGCCTTGAACAGTTTCTTCTGAAAATACTTAACATCTTCAAGTTCGCCAAGGTTCTGACCACCAGGAAGCGTAGTGATTTCTGTACCCCTACCACCTTCACGGCGAGGAAGCCAGAAATCTTCCATCATGGACATGAACTTTTTGTCGTCCTTGATTTCACCAGTGCTTGCATCGTAAACCAACTTGTTACGATAGCGACCCATAACTTCACGGAGATATTGCTCCGCTTTTTGCTTAGGCAGGTTACCCACATCAATGTAGAAAATTCTACGCTCGGGTGCTCTGCTCAAACGATAGATGACAAGAGAGTCTTCAATCATCCGCAGTTGGTTTACTGCTTTGATTGCTTTATGGAGATGAGAAAGAACCATGTTCTTATTCAAATCCATGATTCCACTATGAGTATATGAAATGGAATCGGCGGCAACTCTAATGCCTTGTGACTGAACGCCTTGAGTACTAGAAGACTTCAGACCTTTGGGGTTGTACAGATAATACTCTGCAGTTCTTGCGGTCAATGCATCGTTAATACTTTGACCATCTGCGACAGCACGGTTTGGTTTAGATTCAATTTCAGTAATCTTACGAATTTTTCTGGGGTCAATATAACGGAGTTCCGTCATACCATCGCCAGGGTTCTTCGGGTCAATAACCTTATGATAAAAAAGTCTCCCGTCAACATACCAGCGACGGAAGATTTCATAACATCTGTTATCAAAATCAAGAAGAGTCAATACGTGATTGAACTCCTCACGAATCATCTTCTTGATTTTATCAGATACTTTAAGGTTGGACAGTTCCACTTGTACGGGAACGTCGTCCAGATTACCAAAGATTGCTTCGTTTACAATATCGTCAACTGCTGCGTCACACTCTGGTTGCATAATCATTTCCCGATAACGGGAGATAAGTTCCCATTCGTTTCGGATAGTACCATCCAAATCGATTGCATAACCATAGTGACCACCTCCAGCAACGGGGTATGACCCGTCGAGGTTGTCTTTTTGAACAAAAGAAGGTCCCTTTGGAACCTTCTTCGCTCTCTCAATAGAGAAACCAAATAGTTGCGACATTCTAAAACCAGTGTCTGTTCCTGATATTATTTATCAGGTTAGAAATCACTCCGTTGCGGGAGTCCAGTACTGGACCTGCAGCTCTACAGTGAACTCTTGAATTGCGTCATTGCTGCCGAAGTCAAGGTCGATTGCGGAGATATTGCTCGGGAAGACGTTATAGAATTTATAAGACTTGAGGGTCTTAGGATTCTCGCCGTCCTTAACGTCGCGGGAAAGTTGGTGAACCATCATGTCGGAGAAGTAACCAGTTGCATCCTGGTCATCTCCAAGACCTGCAGCAGCAGTGAAGTTCTCGTTAGATGCTTGAATTGCTTCCAACCAAACTTCAAATGCAGTTCTCAGGGAGAACTTGCTGTCGTTCATGACTGTGATGGTCCAAGGCTCGAATGTTCTGTCGCCTGCAATTTTTAGTACACGACCACGGAAAGGAACTTCGATTACCCCCATTGTGGAGGAGGGCAGGTTCGCTGCCCTTACAGTAAACTTTCCGAGTTCAGTGAGACCAGTGTTAGTGATGATGGACTGGGGGAAAGTAAGGTCTACTTGGAATAGATTAGGACGTGCAAAGTCCGCCTGTACTCTCGCCTTAAAATCATCTAGAGTGCCTCTTACTGCCATTGTTCTTTATGCTCCTGTATGAAACTATTTAGATTAAGACGCAATTTCAGAGAAGGCTACGCCAGTTCTGGTTGCGGTGAAGGTCAGGGTGATAAAGTTGATGGTGCGGGTGGGCTTAACGTAGATTTCTGCGTAGAACTCACCACGGTCAACGGAATCGGGCGGGTTGTTGTCTTCATCGCACTTGACGAGGAAGTCAGTTACACCACGACGACCTTGGACATCACGGAGATAAGGCTCAACAATGTTACGGAACAGTGTACGAGAAGTCTCGTCGTTTTGCTCGAACAGTTGTGAACGTGCTGCCGTTTTGATAACGCGCTCGATGGTCAGGAAGAGACGACGTACGTTGATGCGGTCGAATGCAGAAGCGAAACCTTGTGCAGTCTTGTCACCAAACAGAACTACGCCTTGACCAGGGAACGAAACGATGGGGTTAACCCGTGCAGCGTACAGTTTGTCACGCTGAGTTTTGTTCGGGGAATATGCCAGTTTGATTGCATTTCTCATAACACCGCGAGCGAAACCTGCGGGAGAGAACCAGGGGTCAGCAACGTTACCAGTCTCAAGGCAGAGACCTGCAATGTCACCGTTGCAAGGTACATAACGATAGACATCATTGTACTTATCGTAGATGTACTTGTAACCAGCATCGAATACACCGTAAGAAGTACCAGGCAGAGCATCGAAGAATTCGACAATCTTATTGGTGATTTCGGTGGTATCGGTACGACCGATGATGTTGCTTCTCATCGGAGAAACAAATGCCAGACAATCCTTACGTGCCGAAGCAATGTTCAGAACGATGTTTGCCTTAGCAGCTGCCGAGGAGTTATCAGCACCAGAAGGACCACACAGAATGAAGTCAACGTTCTGGGACTCAGGGTCGGCAATCAGGTCATATGCTGTCGAGAAGTTTGCAGTGGTGTTGCTTACAGTATCAGCACCGCCACCAAACTCATACTTGACAGTTGCAGAGTTCCAGGAATCAAGCATCCGAGCACCAGTAACATCGATGTTAATACCATCGGCATTACGGAGGATGTTGAAGGTTCTGTTTGCTGCAGCTTCGCCCCACTGACCAGCGGTCAAGGTAGCACCAACTTGCATAACAGCTGTTTCATGAGAACCCTGATAAAGATATGCAGACTTCTCCTTCAGAACACGAGCGTAGTAGTTATCTTCGCCAATCGTGGTTTTAGCATCGAGTGCTTTCGATACGCCGAGGAACTTCTCAAGGAGAGTACCAGGAGTACCTGTCAGTTTACCATCGAAGTCAATGACCAGGATGTGCAGTTCGTCATCAACGCCACCCTTTTGCTCAACAAAACGAGTAGTGCCAGGACGACCAGCAACAGATGCCCAACGAGCGCCAGGTGCATACTCTCTGGTGTCGTACTCGCTAACGATTGTGTCGATTGCGACGATGTTAGCAGCGGTCAGAGGAGTAACTGCATCAATCTGGTCATCCGTCAGGGCGTCGCTAACAGCAAAGTTGCCAGTGGAAGCATCATCCTGCTTGATATACAGAATACGCTCAACACCTGTGATGGTTGCAGAAGCAGATACAACGTTAGACAGAGACTGACTGATAACGTCAGTTGCTTCGATAACGTGTGCAAAGGGGTGAACTGCCTGAGCAGCAGAAGTGTCGAAGAAGACTTCCAACTTCTTATTAGCAGCATCATACGAACGAACGCTGATGCCAGTGAAGTCACTAGAACCATCATTGACGTTTGTCTCGTCGATGCTGGCATCTCCAGTAACTTTGAATGTACCAACAACATTATCCAGAGTCAGGATAACGCTATACTTATATACCTTACCAGTTGCAGTAGTACCACCAGAACCAGATGCTGTAAGCTCATGGTCCAGGGGGAACAGAGGTTCTGCGGTTACGGTTGCGTCAGGAGTGACGTGTGCTTTCCAATCGGGACCAGCATCGGTAACATAAACGCGAACGCTATTGCCATAGGTTCCAGGAGTTCTTACTGCATACTCCCATGCGTTTGTGTTACTGGTTTCATATGTGGTCTCATACTCTTGCAGGTTTTTAATCTTAACTGCGTTACCTGCACCAGCGTTTGCTGCTGCATCATAAGCACTGATAGCATTCTTCAAAGAAGCTGCATCAGTACGAATGGTTTTAAGAGTACCACCATAGCTCAGAAACTGAGCAGCGGTGAACCATGCTTCATAGTTGTCATTATTTGGTTTGCCAAATTTCGCAACAAGATTCCTCTCATTGGAAATTTCAACGATTTCTTCTACAGGTCCGCGTTCAAACGGGGCGGCGAGAGCACCGACATTTGCTACAGCAGCGGTAGATACTGTAGTGAAATCCCTTTCCTGAACGACTACACCTGGCGATAGTTGCGAAACTGCCATGTTACTTTTTCTCCTACAATTTGTTGTTGTGGATTTCTATAGTTATTTATTATTTTGAAACTTTACCTAACGGTATTCCCACATGTAGGCGCGGTCTCCATACTCGTCTGTGTGCCAGACATCTCCACCTTCCACAAAACTATCCGCACTTAATCCGTCATCAATGAATCCAAAGGGAGCCATGTCTTCTTCAATCGACTCTCTCTGGTCCTCAAAAATTCTCTGACGAATATCATCATCATGCAACTCTTTGAAGTATGGTTGCATCGTCAACCAAGAGAAAATAACCAAACACATTGCAAGGTCATCATTACATCCCTCTTCTGCTTGGAATGTTTGACCTTTTTCAATGAAAGTAGTTAGCTCTGAAATAATATCATAATCTTTAATTACAAGTTTATCTTCTTCAATAACTGCCTTGAGGTTAGAGCATCCAACCTTCTTAACTGCGGTAGACATTTTGACACCAAGTTGCACCTTGCCGCCAGAGAATCCTTGACCTACAACCTGTCCTGCGCGACCACGCATAGAAGACATCAACAGGTTATCATACTCCAAATCAAATTGAATGATGTCTGCTACCTGACCACCAACATCATTCACTTCAACTAGAATGTAAGCATGATTGTAATTTTTTGCCACATCTACAATGATGTTGGGGAACATCATTGGTTTGATTGTATTACTCCTATACTTAGCAACTAACTGATACGGGAAGGACGTTGTATCTACCACAACAAATGCGGAATAGTCGTTAGCAACACCACGAGCAACGTCGGCACATATTACATAAGAGTGCCCTTCTTTCACCTTCTCAAAAATATCTAAACCTTTATTGCGTACCAGAGGTTCTTCATAAACCATCGTCCGCAACTTACTAGGACTAATCAGTGTGTCAACAGAACCAAGGAACTCACACTCAAACTCAACCTTGAACTGTGCTTCTGATGTGTTCCTGATAGTTTGTTCTTTCCATGCAGCATCTCTCCCTGGTACTTCAGACCAGTGAACCTCTGTTGCAACATATTCATTCTTCTGGCGTTCCGCATCATGCCACAACTTGTAGAACATGTTCATGCCGTGAGGCGTGGAGATGATGATTACCTTGGTAGATTTACCAGATGAAATAGTAGGATAAACAGAACTAAAGAACTGGTCAGCGATATGATTCGGAATGAACGCGAATTCGTCCAGAAAAATGACGTTAAAAGACATACCCCTGACGGCACTAGCAGAAGTAGATGCAGCCAGGATTTTACTTCCATTTTCCAATTCCAGACTACCTCTGTTCCATTGGAGGATTCCTTGCTGGAGCCACTTGGGGAGGTTTTCATATGATAGTTGCAGACGTTGTAACATCTCTCTAGCAGTCGCTGCTTTGTTAGCGAGGATTGCTACGTTGACGTTTGAGTTGAACAGAGCATAATGCAGCAGA